GTGTTCAATTCTTCTGATAAAACGCTCTTTTTCAGTTTTTGCACGTGCACCGATAAAACACGAAGTCTTAAACATTGTCTTCGTTTTGTGAAATATCCTTGCAACAGGTGTTTTATTTATGCCACAATACGCAAATTCAAGCCATTTAGAACCTAATTTATATACACAATCAGGCTCGTACAGTTCATTGTTCAGTACCAGCAAAAGGACGCTCCTATCCTACCCCGTATTGTAAAAACCTCTACTGACAGCCGCCGTTATTTCAGGATATTTAAGACTGCCCCATTTTTTACCGGGCTATTGTTATTATAGCAAATTATTTTGTCCCTAAAGGGACAAGTTTTTAAATAATACCGTTTGATTTTGCAATGATTGCTTCGCGCACAAGGGAAGAACGATTTTTTACATTAAAGGTGTTAAATAAATGTTTTATTTTACGTTTTATGCTTCTTTCACAGTATCCTGTTTTATCCGCTATCTGCTGGTTTGTGGTGCCGCTAATCAATTCCTCTAATATAACCTTTTGTTCTTCCGTAAGCTTCATAAAATCTCCTCAATAAGCTAAAAATTGTGTCGCTAGTTGTATTTCATGTTATTTAGAACCTTTTACAATGAAGTTAAGTAATAATTTATTGTGTTGATTGTTTTTACAGTTGCTTTGTTGTGTGCAAGCAGTGTCTGAATTGGGTATTCGCTCAACCCCATGTCTAATGCGAGCTCATAGGTCGAGATTTTTCGCTGCTGTTTTAGCTTTTCAATTTTCTTTGCTATTTTTGCGGCATCTTGAGAGCTTGCGAAGACATGCATTATTCTTCTCCTTTCGCCTTGCGGATGATGTCGAGGATATCGTCGCAAATAACCAGGGTTGAACCTGCGTACTTAATGTGTGTTTTATCTAATGTTACAATCTTCTCAATCTCATCAAGGGCTTGCTTGTAACGGCTATTTTCAATCATTATCTGTTCGTTAGTTGTCATTGTTTACCTCCTTTATTTCAACTCTTGGATCAAGGAAATAATATCCGCTGCCGCTATTTACAAATTTGTTCATAAAGCACCAAATGACAGCTTGGATTTCAAAGGGATAGCGTTTTACTAAGCTTTTTGAATCCCCGTTTGATGATGTCAACCATATCTCGTAATTCTTCATTACAACTCGCTTTCTAGCCATTGTTTAAAACATTCATAAGATGTACAGTATTTAGTCATCCTCCAAAATCCTCTTTACTTCTGCTTTGTCGAGTTCGTTTGATTTGATTAACTCTATCGTTAACTCTGCTAAAACATTTTCAAACTTACTTGCAGCAACGAGCACTGGTTCTTTATCCTTATAACATTTTTGTTCTTTGAAATATGTCACCTTTTGGAACCAAAAGTCTTCGCCTGCGCCATATGGCACTAAATGTATACTCAATTCACAGATATTCCTGCTTTTACATATCAGCTTAATCAGCTCCAGTTGCTTTGCGGGAGTGAAGGGCGGATAATATTTTATTACTCTCTTTACCTTTATATCTCCTTTTTTTAAAGCTTTAAAATAAATAGGCATATCTTCTCTTCGAGCTTCATATTCATTATTGAAAAATAAAACAATGTATCTGAATTTCTGTTTCACTCCCGCAGCTTTCATCATTTGTTCTATGTGGTTAGTCATTTTTAGCCTCAATTCTTAAATCCTTACAAAATGTTCTTTTTTGAGTTTGAAATGGGTTATTAAAATCGCGGATAGAAACGTCAAACATTGGAGATTGTAAATTCTCTGTCGCTAAATCTTTATCCACTACATATAATCGCCCTTCGTAAATTTTTTTGTCATCACAAAAAACACTGCCTACTGATTTATCAAATCTTTTGTCAATCTTAAAATTCACTATTATCAACAAAAATGGACTAAAGACAATTAGCAAAAAAATAATAATTACATCTTTACCCATACACCCACTCTGCCTCTCTGATTGATAGTTCTTTAGCCATCCTACACCCCGCTCTTAATCATCTTAATAAGACGTTCTTCGCCTATGCGCTCAATGGCTTTGATAAGAAAGTCGGGGTCTAAACAATAGATTGCACCTTGACTTTGACAGGCGCACATTTCATCGCTATCAATGTAGTTTCCTCTGGAAGTGTAAAAAATACAATATTTCCATTGCTCACCGTCGTTCCAATCAATCACTTCATCGCCGTTTAACTCTTCTGCCAGCGCTCTTAGCTCTGCTTTTGTCTTGAGGTTTTCAAGGTGTTCTTCGGCTTCGTGCCTAGTTTTGAAACAGTTGCCTTGAGAATAATCCCAGTCAGTCACTTTTTGAATTTTATTACAGTCAAACATTATACGCCCGTGACGGATTACATAATAGTCGTCATTCTTATCAGGCTTCCACCTCTTACCTTTCTTCTCGTTTTTCAGCTTCTCAATTTCTTTGCCGAGTTCTTCGTATTTTTGTTCTAGTTCTTGTAGTTTCATTTTATCGCCTTTCTGTTTTCTACAACTGTTGTTAAATTGTGTTCTTTCAATCGTTTCATAAGTTTTTTGTATTCTTT